TGTATTAAACAAGGCTTAATATAAGTCGTTAGAAGTGATAAATAAGGGTCTATTAAAGTAGTAGCTATAATGTCAGCTTGAATCTTTTGTAGTAGTTTAGTTCCTAACATAGCTTGAATATGTATGTCCTGTGCGATAAGCACGAACTGAATGAACTTATCGACATCCACCGAGCCGTTAACATTCGTGTATCTTACTACGTCGTCTCTTGTTACTAATAATGCAGTAGCCATATCTTATCTATTTTTTATTACTTGGTAAAAATCCTTGATTCGGCATATCTATAGGTCTTTGAGAAACTTTTGAATCGTTCTTTATTACATAGCCATACTTCGCAGCTTTAGCACCTGCTATTTTTGCTGCTAAAGGACTTCTAACATCTATTCCTGTTCCTGCAAATGATACATAAATCTGTTTATTAAAGCGATGATAACAGTTGCCTCCGCCTTTCCAAAGCCAAACGGAATAGAAATCTGTTCCTTTCGGCCCCCATCCTTTATTAACTGCTACCTGTTCCATTCTTACGATATCTTCTTTACGATAAATCTTTTTAGCTTTTACCATATTTTCACAGAAAGGACGTACTTTATTTGACTTGCCTCCATTCATACCTCCTGCATAAATGTAACGAGTCATAAATTTAACCCCATCTATAATCTCATCTTGTGAACTTTTAGCGTTAGGAAAAGCCATTCCGCTTGATACAAGTTGTACTAACTTATCCTTAAAGCTTAACTCCGTTTTTATGTCGCTTGATAAATGTAAGTTCTCTTCTTCGTCCGTATCGTAGTCTACTTCAAATTCGTCTAAAAGCAACCAATCGGCATTAGGCATTTCGCCAAGTTCTATTAACTCCTTGCCTACATAGTCTCCACTTAACTCTAATCCTGTTTCTTCTTCTATCTGTTCTTCATCTTCTAACCCACTTAAGTCTGTAAACTCTAAAGGCTTTAAAGTTTTGAAGTATAAGTTTAAAGTAATGTCATTGTATGCAAGTAAATTATCAAAGGCATCTATTAACAATTCCTGCATCGGTCTAATTACTAAATTGTCAAACAAAATAAACGAGTCTTTTAACTCATCGGAATTACTGCTAAAGCCGTTAGAAGAAGCTATACCGAATAATAAAGGACTCGTTATATTATTTCCTAACATTATTTTCCTTAAACACTCTTCAGCAAGAGTAGAATACAAGTCTGGCGCATCATTTACAGGCATCGCATCTACTGTCGTTTTGCTCTCTGCATTTGAATTGAAACTAACAATAACCTTTTCTCCTGTTGTTCCTGTAAGTTGACTTAATACTTTTGCTTTGATCATCTGTTGCTGCTCATCGCTTGGTTGTCCGTTATTGAAATTTATTACACTCCGACTTGAGAAGCCGTTGTTTACTTCGTTAATTAAGTACTCACTAATCGACTCCTCTAAAGTGCAATAAGGCAAACAACCGATATAATCTGGAAGCGCATAGTATTTTAAACCGACAGAATAAGGCTTTACAAAATAGATTTCGATGTCTTCTTTTGAACATCCAAAAGCAGGTATTCTTTTAGGAGTATATTTCTTAATATCTGTCCAATCGTCTGAATAGTAGTAAGCTTCTATTTTTCCATCTTCATTACATTTTTCTGCTCGAAGTAATTGTACTGGTATATGATGAACCTGTGCTATCTTCTTTCTGTCTTTCGTGTATATGACCTGCATTGCACACTGTCCCAATAGTTTTAAGTCAGCTACTAACTGCCTTACTGATTCTTTTGGAAACATAGCCATCATTGCAGCGTACTCATTTGGCTTTTTAGAGCCGTTAGAGGCACTTAAACCCTTTCCGTATACTAATCTGCTAACGTTGTTTACAATAGCGTTCTGTGTCGTAGAATTATTATAGGAGTCTATGAGAAATTGATAGTAATTATTATCCTCTCCAAATTCCACGAAACCCTCTCTTTTGGATTCTTTGATAATTGGCTGCTCATAAGCACTTAATTCTAAAATGTGTATATCCTTACTCATAAATTATAAATTCATTATTTGAAACCTTGCTAACATACTGTCCATTGTTTACTGAATAAGTAGCTACTGGTTGGTCAGTACAAAAGATTCTGTCTTTCATTACTACTTCAGTTCCGTTTTTTAGTTCAAGTCTATAAAAGTGATTTTCAACTAAAGCAAACACCGCAGACAAAGTGTGATAATAGCCTCCAATATTACTTGCATCTATAGTTACTTCGATTGTAGTATTTAGTTGTTCGTCCGTTAAATACATCGTATTATAAGTGTCGCTTCTTGGTATGAAACTAAACGTCTGTTGGACTCCGCTTGTAGATAATATTATCATTCTACTATAGTAACTAAAAAAGTAGTTTTTTGTTTTTGTTTCGTGTTTCCATACTAATAAAAAACGAATAATACAAACGCCCAAATACACATTTTAAGCCGTTCTAATAAACTTTCTACTCTTCTCATATATACTAACATTAAAAACCTACGATGTGCTATTAAACAAAAAAGCCATTATTCTAAACAAATATAATAATTAGTATCTAAACAAAAAAGGCACTCCGAAAAGTGCCCTTAATGTATGATAGGAAGAAAAGAATTAAGTAGTAACTATCGTCGCATCAGTTGGCGTTCCATCTGCAAAGGCAGTAGCTAAAAGTGCTTCTGTGTTTACATCAATGAAGTTCGCTGGAGAAACTTCCATCGCTACAAATGTAAGCGAGTATCCGTTGAAGTCGCCCATCGCAGCTCCGCTTGATATTTCGCCTGCCGTCGTATCGCATCCCTGTGCAAGACCCATTAAGAAAAATTGGTCTGTCATTGTTCGCACGATTATTCTTGGTCGTCCATACGCCAAAAGTTTAATATTCTTGTGCATAGCAAAATCTTGTTTTTTCAAATTGATAACAAGAGTCTGTGTAAAGAATGTCGTTCCATTATCTCGGCTCGTTTCAATAGTCGTCGTGAAGCTATTAGCATTCGACTTCAATTCGTATTTGTATAGGCTTAAAACTGCCGCAGGTGTCCAAGTGTCTATTACGTCTACGTTTGTTGCATCGTAAACTATATTGTCTGTTGTTAGGTCATCGAAGTTCGCAAAGTAAATGGATTTTAAACCGCTCACGCTGTCTTTGCACTCCTCCACTCTCCCGTTAGTTATTTCGCAACTCATAATTGTCTGATTTTAAGTAAGTTAGAGTACTACACTTAAAGTAATACTCTAACTAAAGTTAATATTATCCGAAATAAGCGCAATCTGCACCAACTCCAATTTGTACTCCTGCTGACATTCTCATTATAACTCGAACATTGTCGCTTCCGTCGTACTGACTTACGTCAATCACTCTCGCTTCTTGAACGTCTGAAAGTAAAGAAACTCCGAAGTATAAGTTAGAAGTTTGTGCTGCTAAAATTCTGTCGTCTGACATTCCGTTAGCTACAAACATAGGAATACCATCAAAAGAAAGTTGTCCGTTTGTATACCATTGTGTACCCTCGTTATTTGTACCTGCATTTGAAGTCGCTGCTACTGCAAATCCTCCTAAAGCACGAACGTAAGCACGAGCCACATTCGAAGAAACGTACAATTTTAAATCCTCCGTTCCGTAAACAGAAGTAGGAATCAAGTCAACTACAGAACCAATTTGTCCAATAACTAAAGCTGCCGTTACTGGCGCAGTAGCTACTATTTGTGCTGCTGGTACTTGTGCCGTTGCTAAAGCTTCAAAGCCATTAAAAGAACCTGCACCTGCAACTCCTGCCCAGATGTTAGTTTCCATTGCTGCTGCTACTTTAGCTGCAGTATATCCAAGTAAGTAATCTTCGAAAGAAGCAGGAATGTCTGAAAAAGACGATGCGCCCATCTCAATACTTTGCCAGGTATTATGGAAATTTGAACGGCAAAGTTGTAAATTTACCATCAAATCTTTTACTTCTAAAATCTTCTCTGTTAGCGTAACAGTTTGAGTAGTATCAAAATCACACGTTGCATCCGCTAATAGAGCAGACGTTGCTACGTTCTGAAGAACTTCTTTATACTTTACGTTAGGTAATACGGTAACGCCTCCGTTTTCAATAGTTGGTGCTGATAACAAAGCCGCAGAAATATATTTCCCCGCAAACTGACCTGCATAGGTCGTACCAGCTGTAATAGGATTAGCCATTTTTTTTGTTTTTAATTATTAATTTATTTATTTAATTTTTTGAATACTCTATCCAAAGTAGTTTGTGTTCTCTTTTGTCCGTATAAGAAAGTTTCCTTTTCGTTTTTGTTTTCTGGATTGAAAGAAATAGGCTTAACCGCAGGGTCTAACTCTTCGTTTAATTTCATTTCATCCGTGTTTCCATCCTCTTTAGAAAGTTCTACTGTTTCTTCTTTGGCTTCTGCTTTCGCCTCTTCTTTGATTTCTACTTTTGCAAGTTGCTCAACTTCAGCTTTAAGTTCTTCGTTCTCTTTTTTCAAGTTTTCAATCTCTGTAAAGAAAGTTTCTTTAACTATAGATTCAACAGTTTTCTTAACAGGCACGGCTTCTTCTGTTTTAGCCTCTACCTCTTCTTCTACTACGTC